ATCTTGCAAATCGGAATCATTTGCCACTCGCATATGCAAACTATTCACAATTCGATCAATTTCATTATCGGATAATCTAATATTCCAATAACGTGTCTTGATTTTCATTATTTTGCTCCTTTAATTTTTTTCCCATTTAAATCTCTTCTTTTTTCTGCAATGTCACGAATCCAATCCTCAAATGTTGCCACATCAAAATTTGGATTAAATTGTTTGCAAACATCCTCAAAAATCTTAATTCCCAACCAAAACTGTTCAACATGATCGGGATTTAAAAAACGCAATTGAAATCCATATGCGTTTGCAAATGCAACAAAATGTTTTTTAGTCATTTGATGCTTCACAATCATGTCCAACAACCAATTCTTCATAATCGGTTCCGTTAAACAAATCAAACACACGTGAACATTCACCGCATTTGATCATCGTATTCATTTTGCCTCTTTTCTTTGTTTGATTATTCTTTTGTATTCCAAGTCAAAAAAGTCAATTGCTTCTTTTTTGTCTTGAAAAATTTGGTGAATCAATGAATGTTTGATTTGCAACCACCCATTGCTCTTTTTTGGAATTGAAATATCAACAATGTAAACATTTTCATGTGTTCGTTTACCACCAGATTCAATAAATGCGCTAAATCTAATTTCGCCATCAATTGAATAATCACCAATTTTGGTGGTTTTATGTTTGATCAACGGCATTATTTAACCTCTTTTTTTAATCGCACTTGTGAAACTTTAATTCCGTTTTGTTTAGCAAATTGACGTTTTGCTTCACTTAAAACTTCACGTTTAACTTTTGATTGAACTGTCATTTCCAAAAAAGCAATAACATTGGCTAACGATTGTGCTATTTCCATATCATCCATAACTTGATATGTTGCTAACCATTCAGCGGCACCTAATAAATCAGAATTTGATGGTGCTGAATAATTTGTAATTGTTCCATCGGACATTAAAACACCAACTGCATCAGAATCAGCCGATACAGCCCAACGTTGTGATGAATAATTTTTGTAATCCATTATTTTGCCTCTTTTATTTTGTAATCGTGAACATAAAATTTATGATTCCAAATAGCATCTTGAACTGTTTTTAATGTGGCTGCACCAAAATTGCTTTCATAACCACATGAACAGCCGAAATCATAACCTTGACCCCATTTGATTTCATTATTACGTTCGTATCTTTTTCCACCATTCCATACGAACCATTTAATTGATACTTTTTCGTTTGCTTCAATTAGTTTCATATTTAAATACTAAGATGATTGTTATACGAAAACAAGCCTAAAAACACATATTTCAACATTGTTATCAAATCGTTATAATCGAACACCTGTTCGACCCAACCCTTTCAAGGATCGTCAAAGCCAGTTAGGAATCCAGTTAGAATCAAACTTTGACAAAACGGACATATATAAATTTTCGTTCGAACATTCACCGGCTGGGCAAAGAATGGCTATTAAAACAACCATTCAATGATTTCGCCCGACGTATTTCCGTATGGGGTCAATGATGGAATCCTCAAGGGATTAATCGCGCCATGTAAATGATCAATTTTGAAATGCAACATTAGGCGATCCGTTTTAATGTCATCAATCATTTTCGTAGATTATCGTTTTGTTCTACACGCTTGCATTTACTGGCAAGAAAATTTAACTGCATCTAACGCAGGTTTACACGTTTGTAGAACGTGCCAAAGATTTGAATCGAACCTCTGTAACAAATCATTTATAACACATCAATTTGAAATCCACACAATCGCATCATTACCTTGGGGTGTTGTTCTACGTAAACCCGAATCAATTACCCAACAATCGTTCATTAATGCGTTACGACTTGAAGATGCCGATTGATGAGTCCAATTTAATTCCAATTCAATTTCGTGATCACACATGCCAAACATTCCTTTGGATTTAATCAAATCGTAAACAATTTTCTTTTTGGTTCCTGATTTTGGAAACGCTTTTTTTGCTGCCATGTGTGAAGTGTTAGGATGCCTCGCCGACACCCTAACACCATTTGAATCCACAGGCTTACGTTTATGCGCTGGAATAAAAACAATGCCCTTTTCGTTCCGGCAAAAAGGACAATACATTTCACCGCGTGGTTCACCATGTGGACATTCCATAATTACACCAAGTTTTCGTTTAAATCATTAATTGAAAATTTGGCGTTTATTGCCATTATTACGGCTTGACGATCAACCGGATTTAATGCCATCAAATCATCCAATGAAACATTTGATTCTTCCAATAACAAAAATTTAAAAACTTCAATCAAAATTTGTTGTTGAAATGACCATTCCCATTTGAAATCATTAATTGTTTCCCAATCAATAACCCCAATTTCGCAATCAGTTCCCAAAAACGCTGGATGTTCACGCATCCAAGAATATTTAACCAATGTTTCGGCTGATTTACGTTTTTTCATTGATTCATTACTCATTGTTTTGCTCCTGTCATAATTTCAATTGCTGATCGAATCACTTGGGAAACACTTGCATTGTGTTGAATGGCAAATTGTTTCACCGCTTGCATTTGTTCATTATTTAATCGCAACGCAATTAAATTTTCTTTATTTACTTTTTCTGTCATTTTTATCCTTCCTTTTTTAAATGATTAATCAATGCGTAAAATTGATTATCATTAATTACTGTGGACAACAAACCAGCAAATGCTTCCGGTGCATTGTCACCCCATTTATCACGCATCAAAGCCACCAATTCGTTAATTGATTCTGCTTTAACCATTTATTTTTCCTCTCTTTGATCATTGCAATCAGGACAAATCCCAATTCCAATAAATTTTCTTAAATCTTTATCGCGCACAATCAATTCCAAATATTTTTTATCGCCACATAATTTACAAATATTCATATATTAATCATTTCAAATAATGAACCTTTTGGAAATTTATTAAGACAAGTTTTACCAATTCTTGGCGACCAATCAGTTTTATACCATTGTGAAGAAATATGTTCAAAAGTGGAAAGTGTTCCATTTTCAGTTAAAGCAATTTTAACTTCAACATTTTCTTCTTTTAAAAGTTTTCCACAAACAAAACATTGATCGCTTGATTCATAATCTTTATGTGCTTTCACGTATTGCCCAATTTCGTATTTCATTTCGCCTCTATCCCTTGTAGGTTGTTCTACGTGTATAACAATACACATTCCAACTGGGATTGCAACTAAGGGTCAAGAACGTGTCAAAAACGCGTTTTAAGGGCAAAATCACGCAAGAAAACGATGCACCTATACAAATGAGCAAGACCCCCACCTAGGGAATGGTGAGGGCCTGCAGAACGATCATTTGACCAGAGGCGGGTCAAACAATCGGGTCATGTTCGGATAACAACGCACGCAGACGCGCCACCCGAATTCTTGTAAAACTAATATACGCCAAAAGGTCATCCAATTCTTCAAGGGCCTCATCTAACACTTGTGGAATATTTTTTGATTCAATTTTTTGTTTATGTCCATCATCGTATTGTTGAGCGCCAATATTTAAAATACGTGATTGAACATTTGCGATCGTATGACCAATGGCTTTGGCTAATTCTTCGCTTGTCATAACACCGCCATATCCGACCAATTATTAATATTATGTTTACCAACCAAAAAAGTAAGCACTCCTGGCGTACTCCAAAGACCGGACATGTCCTCATACCATTTTGAACCGCCATCTAAACTTGGACATTGAAAACGCCACCACATTCCAAAATCATCCACTTTGACATGGTGTTTATGAGCCGTTACCCAAAGTTTTGGTTCTTTATTGTGATCACGTAACAAACGAATTGATTGTCCACGTAACCATTCAATTTCTTTACCAGTAATTTTATGACCATGAGTGAAAGCCACCGGCACATCACTTAATTCAACTTGAACACACATTTCATCATGAGGAATAACCCAATCGGTTACAAATTCAGTTCCTTCAAATATTCGTTGCAACGCATCAGCAAGGAATCCATCAGCGGAATCTGAATCCGTTGTAAAATTTTTACCATTTCTTCTTTGCCATTCGCCATGATTAGACAACGTTGAAATGAACGTTACCTTTGGCGCATGAGGCGCAATGGTTTTTATTCCCAATGTCCACAAATCAAGTGCCAACAACAATTGTTGTCTTTGAGTTGCTTGAACAGAAAATTCTTGGGATGCATAATGACCTGTGCATGCTTCTATTGGATCTCCCATATTAACAATTGCAATATGGTCAATGTTGCGACCTGATTTTTTTAATTCATGAATACGATCAACTGTTTTATCAAATGAATCTAATACACGTTGAATGGTTGCATCAACACCACCACCAGCCGATTTGCCTAATTGCCAATCAGCCCAATTAACAACAAAAGTTGTTGAAGCATCGGCAGATTTATTTGCTTTAAATTTCGTTGGTTTCCATTTTAATAAACTTTTACGAAATTCTTGAACATCTTCTTCAGTTAATTGATAACCCGATTTACGTTTAAAAACAGCCTTGTAAGAATATAACCAAACAACATCACGATCGCCATCATCGGTTCTACGTGATTGTTGCCATTTTGACATTTTGACTTTGTCATCAACAACCATAAACACATCTGGGTCTAAACCAAATGAACGCAAAATTGGCGACCAATCATCTGCAATTGGGGAATCCAAAACACCGGTGTAAATTTCTCCACCATCAAGACCGATTTCAGCCCAAGGTTTTTTTTGTTTATTTAATTCCGAATCATCCATTTCGTTATTTAATGCATCATTTAAAGTCACAACGGCACTCTTTTCTTCTATGACGACCTAATGATTTGTCGTGGATTATGTGTCCTTCAGATTTTAAAGCACGATAAATAAAAGCAGTTGGAATTGATTCATCGTCCAAGGCTTGATTTAACGCAATTAAATCATCTTTTGATAATTTTTCTTTAATTAACGCCATTGTGCAAATACGTCTTTTTGGTTCATAAGGTTGATTCAACGCATCTTTTAAACTCATTTAAAAATCCGGTGATCGTTTTCCCGATTGTCTTGTAAATCCTTGATGTTAGCCCACAATGAATAAAAACCAATAACAATCAAAGTGATTAAACAAGCAAGAAAAAAACCTGTAAAAAATATGAAAATGAATATGTCCGTCATCAATACCAGCCTCTTTTCTGACTATGTTCCCAAGCATCGCATGGTGAACCATACCGGTCTTTAATATATCCCAAAGCCCACCTAATTTGCGTTATTGGGTTATGTTCCCAATCGTGTCCGGCTGATGCCATTTTATGTCCCGGCAACGCTTGAGGAATCCCATATGCGCTGGAATTAGGATTATCCGCATATTGTGGGTTTTCTTTTGTTTGCCAGTTTGATTCACGTTCCATTAATTTGTCAAAACATTTAAATTGTTTATCATCATCTATCTTAAATTGTGCATATTTTACATAATCGCGAGTTCGCGCAGAAACCGCAATTATTCTGGCTTTATCCTTTCGTATTTCATCTGCATAAACAACTGGTTCAGTTGGAATCCCGAATAAAGCCAAAATAAGTGCTTCTAACATTTATACCATTTTCGATACTAATCTTTGGGT